GCCCATAGACCTTCCATGTATTCAAATATAACTTTACTCTGCCTAAATACCTTACCTATGATTGCAATCTTACAACCCTGAGTAAACAAAAGTCTGAGCATAGAGTATAGTGCAAGAATATAACTTTTACCCGCACCACGACCAGCGATGATCATTGGGAATGGTCTTTTCCAAAGCTCTTTAAGTATAATGTGCTGAAAAGGAAATATGTCTATCCCAAATAAAAGCTTGCATGTAAAAGGAAAGTAGTCTGGATTTCTCATTATCTTGAGCAAATATATATCCATTCTTTCCATGTCAGATTTGGAAATATTTTTTAACGGATGAATATTTGTTAAAGGCAAATCGACTATTTTTTGAATATCGTTAATATCAGTCAATGGGCTAACAGCAAGCATTTCTTGCTCAGATAGCATCCATGCCCGATCAATTATGCTCTTTAATTTCTCTTGGTCCTTCATTTTCAATCACTCTTTTAAATATTGATGAAGCAACAGTTTGCCCATGATTTTCTGCAAAGATAATTTTAACCTTATACTTAAGTTCTATTTCAATTAATCTTTTAAGTAAGAAAAACGGATTTAATTTTACACTCTTCATCTTATAGTATGGTATTCCAGAACCTTTAGGATATTTAATTAAATCATCCATAGAAAACTCTAAGATCATAAATGCATATTTAAAAGACTCCATTCTTTCTAGTTCTCTTTCAAATCTATCTTCAACTAAATTTGTTGCCAATTCTGCAATAGAACCTTTTCTTTCTATGGTTAATACATCTTGATATCCCTCTATGGAATAATCACCAGTCTTTAATGTTCCAGATACAGTTCCATCGCAAGCTTTTGCTGGCATAAAAGTCCAGCCATTTTGCTCTCTAGTATCTCTAATTACTTTATACTTTGTGTCCATCTATATCGCTTTCGACCATCTCTTTGACAAGAAGATCAAAATTATAACTGGGTTCCCATTTGAGAACTTTTGCTGCCTTTGTTGAAACTCCACGAAGAGCATCAACCTCAAATGGTCTTTTTAATGTTGGATTTAAAACCACTTGTCTTTTCCAACTACCAAAACCAGCGTGTTTAAAAGCAACATTTAAAAAATCTTCTACAGAGTAAGTACACCCAGTAGCTATTACAAAATCATCTGGAGCATTTAATTGAAGCATCGAGTGCATTGCTTCAACATAATCTTTTGCATGACCCCAATCACGCAAAGAATCTACATTTCCAAGCTGTAACTTTTCTTTTGTCTTAGAGTTTTTCCGCATTCCTATCCAAGAAGTTATTTTTCTTGTTACAAACAATTCACCACGCCTTGGCGATTCATGATTAAAAAGTATGCCCGAACAAGCGTACAATCCATAAGACTCCCTATAGATCTTAACTAAATTGTGTGATGCCAGCTTCGCAACCCCATATGGTGAATTAGGTATCATTGCAGTGAGTTCGTCTTGAAAACAATTCTTTTTAATAAAATCTTCTCTGCTAATAGCAGTTTTAGACTCAACTCTAGTGCCATCAATAGGACTATAGTAAGAGAAACAGGAACCATACATTTCACTTGTAGAAGCCTGATAAAATCTTGAAGATTTTGAAAAGTTCAAAATTCCATTTAAAACATTTAATGTTCCTATCAAATCTACATCTATCGTGTAGTTCGGTTGCGTAAAAGAGTCGCCCACATGACTCTGTGCTGCCAGATTGTAAATTTCCTCTGGATTGTTCTTGGCTATCGTGCTGAAAACGAAAGATTGATCACATATGTCGCCCCTGACCATAGTGAATTTTCTGTGATTTAAACAATATTTCAGTCTTTCGGTATTATCTACGGAAGACCTTCTTGCTATCGCTAAGACATCATAACCTTTCTTCAAAAGCATTTCGCACAGATAAGATCCATCTTGTCCAGTTGCCCCAAACACTAGTGCTGATTTACTCATCTTCTTTTTCCTTTGGTATTAAGACTGGTAGATCCTGACTACCATCTTCAAATGTATGAACGCTAGTTAGTTTTTTCTCTTCCTTTTTAGTAGCCATCTTCATAGTTTCCATACTGCCACCTATTAGATCACGCTCTTCTTCATTCTGAAGCTTCTTGATTATAGATAAGTATGTCTCTTTAGATGACTCAATCCTTGTTACACGCTGATCTCTGGTCGCTTTTAAATCTTTGAGTAGTGCCTGATGTTTTTCTTCAAGCTTTATATACTCTGTAGAGCGAGCTTGTTCAGAAGCTTTAGCTGCTTGTATTTGAGTTTCCAAGTTCAATAAGTAAGTGCGGTCTGTATCAGACATTTCATCTGGAGAACTAAATCGCCCCATGTACTGTTCTTGCTGTCTGACTAATCGCCCAATATCTTTCGCTGCATTCCTTTTGCCCTTGGCATTCCTATGCATCATTATCTCAAACTTGATAACCAAAAATATTTGTGTTTCCTCAGTTACGAGCACATCTTCTCTGAACTGGGCCATGTACTTTACATACTGCTCTTCAAAGTACTCTAGCTCATCCTCATCCATCTCTTGCCTAAGTTGCTTCCACGCTTTACTGCTTCTTAGCTCGCCAGCCTTTTCCTTTAATTGCAAATCTGCAATATAGTCCACAATCATATCCTCAGACTTATTTATTTTAGCAGAGAGATCTGAGAGAGACATTGATTGGTGGTTCGTAGCTATATAATCACGGTCAGTTTTATTCAGCCTTTTTCCTGCCACTTATAATCTCCTTAATTGATTCTTCTATTTTAAATCTTTTAGATTTTGGCACTGGTTCTCCATTCTTCATTCTAATATAAGTTGATCTAAGTTCAACATCTAGATTATTATCTATTAGTTCTAAACATTCAGCTATGTTTGCATCATCTACAACAGATTGATTTAGTCTCATAGACTTTTCTGAATCATCAGTGTTCTGTATATCTTGTGGTCGCATCAAGTTTTGCTTAGATGAGTTTCTTCTTTTCCAAGAAATGTACTTTTGGCAAACTGAGCCATCTGGATGCCTACCGTGTTCTGAGCAGATTTTGCAAGGAGAGTCTGTGCGATGGTATTTGTCACGCTTAAAATTTATTAGCCGATTTCTTATGTGCGTGTACAAGAAATTTTCCAGTGGGCGAGATGGGTCATAACGAGGTAAAGCTTCTAAACCAAAAATATAAGCTTCTTGTCTTATGTCATCACTATCATAATAACCAAACATAAATGTTGTAGCAAGGAGGGCGATTGCCTTATCCATTGCCGTCATCACTTGCTTTTCCGTCAGTCCGTGAGGATAGATCATTTGTTTTAGTTTCCAAAGAACTAGTGTTTGCGACTATCCTAATTAATGCTTCATCCTCAGAAGGATCTGGCTCAATCGGAGTTAAAATATCTCCGTGAGCAACTATTCGTAATTCTGTCTCTATCTTTTGTGGCGTATTCATTATTGATTTCTCCTGTGTATTAATTATAATACATTATGGAAAAATTACTAGTCCAAGCTTATGAACGGTTTGGAGATAATCTTTGTTCCGCTGGTGCAATATCTCAAATAAGAGATGCAGAAATAATTGTATGTACAAGTAGAAAGTTTGATTGTGCTCTATTAAACATACCCAATGTTAAAAAGCTTATCTATATGGATAACCCCTCTGCTCATGCTTTTGCAAGAGAAAATCATTACAAAATAATAGACACAACCTTAAGTAGAATACCAACTCAAACTAATCAGTTGGATGCAAGAGTTCCCATGCATTTAAAAAGAAATGGGTATGACTATATAAAAAATGGTCCTGCTTTTTTTCCAACAAAAGAAGAATCAGATTGGGCAGAAGAATTTGTGGGGCGATTTAATGATAAACCATTGCTTGGAGTCGAGTCGCATTTTTCAAGTGGGCAAAGCTATATAGATAAAAACTTTGGCGATAAGATAGTAAAAAAATACTACAAAGACTATCATATTTTATGGCTGTGCAATGGTAACTATCCATCGAGCAGGGCGAAGATTATAGATATGGGCGAATTCAATCGAAGACAGATATCAACATTGATGCCCAAGCTTTCTCTTTTGGTTTCATCCTTCTCTGGATTTTACTGGGCTAGCAGATGTTTTGAGAGTAAGCCGAAGGCTTACCTATTAATCAGTGATCGATATGTAGGCTGGACAAAATGTGAAACAACAGAAGTCGTTTTACAAAACAAGTTTGAAGAGTGGGCGAGCAAATCAAATGATTGACAAATCTACGAAAAAAGTTATCTGCGACTTTATACTAAAAAATTACCATTTAATGTCACTTCAAGAAATGGTTGACACCTTGAGGAAGGTACTCCTGATAGATATTTGTATAGCCACAATTCGCAATATGATGCCCGAAGTAAAACGCAAACTTGGTCGAAGAAAAAAGAAACTTTAGGGGCCGATTTGCCTAGTATGGGTAGTACATTTATATAATAGCTGGCTTGTTAAGTGTACATGCCCCCGGGTTTGGACACACCCTGCCAGAATGGCAGTCAATTTGAAAAAACCCCGCCAATATGACAGACGGAAAAGCCGACACCTGCCACAATGACAAACTTTGGGAAAGTTTTAAAAATCGATTAAATTAATCTAGACTTATTCCGAATAGATATTAGAATGATATTATGGTAATCGAACTTCTCGACTACCAAACTTTTCACAAGGATAGAAAAAAATGGATAATTCAGTTTTCGGTTGTGATGTTAACCTAGTAACCTCAAAGCTTATTTCAGTAGCTAGTAAAAAGCTTAGCCAATCGGCTGCAAGCGAACTTGCTCACGATGTCGTGGGAAGTGCTTATATTACCTTTGACCGTAGTCAATCGGAAGTTAGTTTCGAAAAATTTATTTGGGTAGTTTATAAGAATAAATTAAATGACGAACTTCGCAAGAAATATGTAAGGAAAAATACTACTTCCCTATCTTGTGAAGATTCATTAGGTAAAACAGTTGACCCAATTAACACTAGTGAA